TTATAAAGATAATCTTTTTAAAAAATATGAACCTACAAAATATATAACTGGTACTACATATGACAAAAATAGAGTTACACCAGGAACAACTCTAATGACCTTATTAAATAAAGAATTTACGAAAATAGTAAAAGCGGGTAAATTTGGTAAAATTGCGGTTGTATTTGATGGAAGTAATGTTCCTGGTGAAGCTGAACATAAATATCTAAAAATTATAGAAGAAATAGATGCAGCCCCAAATGAAAAATTCGTGATTATTTCTGGTGATGGAGATGCAATCCTCCTTTCTCTCAGATTCCCTAGTAAATCAATTTATATTATGCAAAGTGTTGCAAATTCGATTGCTTTACAAGATTTATATCCAGCCGAACAAGAATATGCCTATTTAGATATAAAACGATTTATTGATTCTTTATATGATTTTTATGATGGACCACAAATTGGTGGAAAATTAAAACTTTCAAATGCAGAAAAGAAATTGGTAGCACAATTCAAACAAAAAACCGCTCCAGTCAATTCCAATCAGCGCGAAAAACAGAAAAAGGATTTCCTAATAGACTATGTTTTTATGAGTTTTATAGAAGGAAATGATTTTGCAAAACCCATTTTTTTCCTCAAATACAAGGAGGATAATATGCGCACTCCTCTCAGTATTTATCGATTCCAGAGAAAATATAATCCCAATTTCCGACTTATTTATTTCAGAAATGGACAAGCCTATATTAATCAGCAAAATTTCGCCGCAATTATAAATCGCTTAGCTAAAATTGAAGAAGAAAAAATATCAGAAATAAAATATAGAATAGAAAAGAAAATATCTCGTCCTTCTTTCCAAAAAAATAATAAACCTCCCTCATTGGAGCATAAATTATACACCAATCAAGACCACATTTTACACGCCGATTTTGTCAAACAATATGATTATCTATATAACTATAAATCTTTCCAAGAATTCAAAAATAAATATTACGAGTATTTCTGGAATGAACTATCAACTCCCGAAAATATTGCCGCAATTTGTAAAAATTATCTTGATATTCTCCTCTTCAATATCCGCTATTATTATGGAACTGGGCTATCTTGGACCCTCAATTATCATGCAGTTGCCGCACCATTACCTTCTGACTTAGCTACTTTTCTCCAGAAGAATCCCAAATATTATGAAGAAGTCAAATTAGAAGAGGGTGAGCCTGTGCATCCTCTAGTTCTTCTAGCCTATGTTATGCCACCACAAAGTATGAAAGAAGGAGTGATTCCAAAAAAATATCGCGATGCATTATTAAAAAAATATCCAGAATATTTCCCGGAAAATATAGAACTTAAACTTATGGTTCCTGGGGGTAAATTAATTTATGCAGAACCAATGCTTCCTTCTCCGCCTATTTCAATATTAAAAGAAGTATTAGATTCTATAAAACTGACAAAATTAGAGAAAGAACGAAATGAACTAACCTATGAACCAATTGTATATATGCCAAAATAATTTTCTTCCAAAATGATAAAAGAGTATGTCTTTTATCAATAAAAATCCATATTTCCCGGAACTTATCCGCGAAGAATTCCAAAAATCTGGTTTTAAAGAAATTGGTGATGACGATGAAACTACCTCGAAAATATATTATTGTGATATTAGCTATGGAAAACGAAATCATCCGAGCACAAAAAAATGTGAAATAGTTAATCAATTACAAGAAGTTGATATTTTAGGCAATAAAAAAATGCAATATGAGAATCATCTTAAATATTATAAAACTCGCCCTGAGTATATCCCTATGACGGCATCATTTCGTCGCGAAAATATTGATACTATCCAATCACTCTTCGAAGGAACTAAAAAATTTATCCTAAAACCAGAAAATTCATTGTCAAGAAATGGAGTTGCCATTGTGCGTAATCATTTAGAATTAATACAACATCTTGGAAATTTTCCAGATTATGATGCTTGGATTATTCAAGAATATATTGATAATCCACTCTTATTTAATGATAAAAAATTTCATTTTCGTGTTTATGTTGTCTATTTACAGAATTCTGAATATCAAGCTGCCTATCTAGGTAGAAAAGGATTTATCTATACTGCAAATAAACAATTTCGCCCAGATACAATTGATAATGATATAGTCCTGAGTGGTGAAAATTCAGAAGATAATGTCTTCTATACGCCAGAGGATTTTATAGATAAATATGGTAAAAAAACTTGGGAAGATAAAATTATTCCACAATTTGTTAAAATTGCTAGAGAAACTATGAAGTCCGCATTAGATCATTTACAATGTCCAGCAGTTAAACAAAAATGTTTCAAAATATTAGGATACGATATTTTAATTAATAAAGATTTTAAATGTTATTTAGCAGAAATAAATGCTAGAAATGTTAGTTATAAATATCCAAATGAAGAATTCCGTAAATCATTTTATACAAATATTCTAAAATTAGTGCGCTCCAATACATCTCTATCTAATCAAGAACTTCTCGCACAAGAAATTCCTTATGAAAGAATTTTATTTAAAAATGATAGTAATATTATTGAAGGATTTAATGGAAATATAAAACTTTATGAACCAATACAACCTACAACTTTTAATCCATTTTTCTGGAAATACATATTTCCATTTATATTAATTGTATTAATTATTTTAGCGTTTCAACTTCGCAAATGAGGTTAATTTCATCAAAATTCTTTTTAAGATCATCTTTTACAAATCTTCCCAATCTTGTGGATTCAAAATAGTCAATATTTTGTTTTATTAATAGGTCTTTGTAAATAAAAAATTGAAAAACATGTGCTTGATCTCTTAATAAAATATCAATTTGATTAATTGCACCAACTTTTGTTATAAGTTGAAGTAATCTTTTTGTAGAATCTCTATTAACCATATAGCAATGTAATCCATTATTATAGCCTTTTTTATTTAGAATACGATGAAAATTTGGATTTTTTGTTTTTTGTGCCATCATTCGTAATATTCCAAAAAAAAGAATATCCCAGTTTTCTGGAGTATTCACTAAAATCTTTTCCAATTCTACTAAAAAATTCTCTGGAATAATTGCATCATCCTCAAAAATAATTGAATATTGTAGTTGATTATCAAAAATATATTTCCAAAGATTAGTGTGAGATTTATATACGGCTATATTTGAAATTTGTCCTGCTATTTTACTCTGCATTTCTGGCATTACATATTCACTTTCATAATATCCTATTGAATAGTCTAAATAATGTACAGCATCTCTTCGATTCAAAGGAATATTATCACCATAATTATCACAACATTTTTCCCATTGTTCTATTATTTTCTTATTCTTTTCTACATCTTTTTTGCAGTTAATGTAAAAAAAATTAATTTCTTTTATTCTCATTTTAATATATTATAATAAATATAAACTATGATTCTAACTTATGTTTTATCTGGAATAGTTATTCTTCTAATAGTTCTACTTGTCATTCACAATTATCGTCGAAATATTAATTATGTTGTTTCCAATTTCGATAATAATAAATATTTAGTTTATGATTTAAAATATAAAGAATTAGCAGCAAATACTTTAGCTTATGTTAGACATAATTTACAAAAATTATGCGATGTATTAGAAAAAAAATATCCCAGAGATGAAAGAATTATTCGCATGGTATCAAAATTTGACCCAGAAGCAATTGTAGAAAATGACCCAACTAGTAAAAATACATCTTATAGTATCAATAAAGGTGAAAAAATTGTTCTTTGTTTGCGTTCTAAAGATGGACAAAATCGTATTGTCAAAAAGAATGTAATAATGTTTGTTGCTTTACACGAAATGGCACATATTATGACATTGAGCGTAGGACATACAAAAGAGTTCTGGGATAATTTTGAATTTTTACTTCGTGAAGCATCAAAGATTGGAATTTATGATGAAATTGACTTCAATAGTTCTCCTCATACTTATTGTGGTGTTCGAATTACTGACACACCTACAAATCGATAATTCATTATGGATAATTTTTTTATAAATAAATATTAGATGACATCTAATATTTGTGGTTCTTCTGAAATATATGAAAATGAAATATTTAAAATTGTTAGAGTAAATCGTCTAAAGAAAAACGTAACATATATTTTTGTTGGAAATCAGGAAAAAGAAATAAAAATAATTTTGACTCATTTAGAAAATGGTGAAAAAATAAGTGAAAAAGATTATTCAATTCTTAAGGAACAATTTAAATCAAATTATGAGTATATCGTAAAAAATCGCACAAAAGTAATAAAATTTATTTATCATGGTATATATGTTGATGATACAATACAAAATATCCGTAAAAAAATATTCGTATTCTTGAGTACAGAAAAAGACTTATTACCGGAGAAAAATCAGGAATTATGGGTGCAAATGAAGAATAAAACTTTTCAAATACTTGGACCAACTTGGACAAATATAAGCCCCTCAATTTTACAACAAAATATTGCACCAGATCCTAAATTATCACTAGAAAAAGAGCAATTGAATAAAATTATTATGGATCAAACACTATTTGATGCAACAGATGGACTTAAATTTGAGAATAGGGAAATATATATGAATATGTTGGAAGATGACCTTGAATATTTAAAAAGTAAGGGTCAGAAATTAGATAAAATATTAATTGACAGTTATTTCCAGAAATATTTCCCTGTTGGAGAAATTGACTATGATAAATCTATTTTTCTCAAAGAATGGGAAAAATCAAGAACGATTACAAAAGCCGAAGATAGGCTAATTCAATTTGTGGAAAAAATACCAATTGATCAATCTTTTTTTAATGGTTGTAAAATAATTCAAGTATTATTACATATTACTAATCCATATGAACATGAATTTATCGATCTTCTCAAAATTTTTAATTTATTTTCATTAGATGAAAAAACTCCATTTATGCGTTATAAAGATATAGAATGGGCAGCACCAAAATATATTTTTTATAAGCCATTAGTAGATAATAAAATTATATCAGAAAAACAGATGAAAAATTGGATATCATCTATGAAGAAAGTAAAGGATTCAACTGAACATGTTATAAAAGAAATCCAGTATAGTGTTCGAGGGCTAACAATAAAGAGGTATATTTATACACTTGATGATGAACCAAAATATGCCACTATTAATATTTACCGAAATGGAAACATGGAAATTAGAATTGCGTTCAAAGAAAAACAGCGTGCTAGCTTACATGATGTATATAATGCATTGAAAGACATTGGCAAATTAATTTCTAGAATTAACCAAATTGATTATCGATTTCGCCAGCAAAAAATTCCACCAAATGTGAAACTATTAGAGCCAGATGTTACATTTGACGAAACTAAAAATTTGATTGAATTTCATGGAAGAACACGATTGATTTTGATCGATGCAATTAATGGTGTTAATATTCCGGATAATTATAATTATCGTGAAATGAACCAATTTATAAATAAATACTTCACTCCATTTGTCAGCCCAGTTTTATCTAAAAAAAACTATGAAAAAAATGAATTATTAATGAAATATAAGAGGGTTTCTTTTTACAGTAAGATGAATATTGAATATGAGTTTATTCATAAAACAATAATGCAAAATCCAACTATTCCAAGAAAAAATATTATCCAATTATTACATGAAAATTATTATTCAGGTAAGCCAATTGAAGAAGCGATCCGTGTATTTCAGAATTGGGAGAGAAAATATGGATTTATGGGAAGTCAAAGTGTGAAGGGTGCTCGTCAGACTGGGGTTGAAATAAAGATAAAACATGGTAAAATTCATTTCAATAGTTGTAAAAATGTTAATCAATTAACAAATGCAAGTGTTTTTATTGCAAAATTTCTGAATATTTTTTTCAATCAGTCCAAATTCCTGAAAAAGTCGGAAATGAAGAATGTATTTTCAAATGAATTAGAGAAAATACAAGATAATTCAAATGATTCCATTATAAATGAGAATATAAATACTGAAAATAAAGCATACTTAAATTATAATTATAATAATACGTTAGGAAATATTTACGGAAATGATGAATATATTAATTCTGGTATTACTGCAAATGCGAATAATGATGAAGAAGAAGAGAATAATTTAAATAAAAATAATAAATTTGATTTTAATCGCCAAAAATATTTGGCAACAGATGAAGAAATTGACCGAAATATTCGAATGCAATGTGAGAAAAAAGATACCAAGAAAGATGTGTGTGTAGATTTTTGTGAAGATGAATTTTATGCTCTTCGTCGATTACAGAAATATGATAATCCTGTTTTCCGTTTTCGATCTGACCCAAAATTCGATAATTTTGCCAGACAATGTCAGCCTCAAGAAAGGCAGCCTCTTGTCACTCGATTTAATCCAGCTGAAAATCCAAAAATAGACCCAAAATCTTATGCCAATGCAGTCCAATATGGTTCTTCTCCTGACCGCCAAAATTGGTATATGTGCGCCCAAGTTTGGTGTCCCTATGAGGAAATCCCAATCTTATATGATTTGATTAAAGATGATATTATACCTCGTAAAATTTCCAGAAAAGGAAATTGTTTAACTGCAAAATGTCCCAGTTGTTTGAAAGAAAATAGAATTACTTGGCTAAGAATAGTTGAAGATAGTAAATTTTATCCCTTCTTAGGTTTTATAGATGATAGCAACCATCCGAATCATTTATGCATGCCTTGTTGCTATAGGAAGCCGATGGATAATCCAAAGGCAAAAGGTTATTCCAAATATATGAAATGTTTGGGGAAAAATGTGGATGCAAAAGTAGAAGGTGAAAGCAAAGAATATATTATGGGAAGAGATAAAATGCCTCTTATAAAAGGTAGATATGGTCTTCTCCCCATTAATTTGGCAAAATTATTTAAATCTAGTTGTGACACTGGTAAAATGGAGTCAAATAAAAGCTGTTATTTACGCTATGGTGTAAAAGATGATATTAACCAATCTTTTTTGCAGGCAGTTGCTGGACTAATGGATACAATACAACCAATGTCTTTGACTGTTTTAAAGAAATATTTGTTTGAAACGAAATTAACAAGGCGTTTATTTAATAGTTTAAATGAAGGTGAATTAGCAATCTTATTTGATAATAAAAAGGAAGATCCTTTTGAAAATTTTAAGAAATATATGATGTCTGATACACAAAAAATTACTGAAGAGTATTTATGGGATTTTCTACAAAGACCCAATATTTTAGATAAAGATGGTGTTAATATTTTTATAATGACTTCCCGTTCATTATTATGTCCAAAAGGTTTTAAAGTAAATCATTTTTATAATGAAAAACGTAAATCAGTCATATTTTTTACAGATGGTCGATATTATGAGCCTATTTTTTATGTTATAAATCAAAATGGAACATTAAAACCGCCAGTTACATTTTTTCCATCAAATTACCCAGCTATAACTCAAATAATGAATTTAGCACTTACTAATTGTATGATGAAAGATATTGTGAATTGGGAAAAAATAAGGAAAATATCTTTAGGTAATAAATACTATGATTTGCAACCTCCGATTAGAGCAAATGAATTAATGGATAAAATAAATGTTATTGGTCAAATAAAAGACTCTTATAATAAAACATATGCCCTTCTTAGTGAAAATGGATTTCTACTTCCAATTGAACCTCAGGGAGAAATACTGGAATTAAATATAATAGAGAATTGGAAGCCTAAAAAATTAGCAGAAAGCATAAAATTCTATGACGTAATATCTGATAAATATAATTTGCCATATCAACCTAAAAAAGTTTATAAAAATTCATCAAATAAAATTATAGCAATTCATTTGGCAGATAATTCTATTATTCCTGTTCAAGAAGAATCTTCTAGTTATAATAAATTAGTAGAGGCTTCTGATAAATATTATTATAATGTAAATAATTATTTAGCGAAAGGAAATAAGACATTGGATGAAAGAGCTAAAACAACTTTGTATATTATATATATTCAGGAATCCTATGACCGTTTAAGAATGGAACTTGCACGAAATCTTCAAAAAAGCACTGATAAAAATAAAATATATCAATTAATTAATGATAAAGAAATGCCAATTGCTTTAAAAAGAGAATATATGAAGACACTTTTGGCGAAAATATGTAAATTATTTACTGTTCAACTGGCAAAATTACCATTTTCAATTGAAAATTATATTAAGCCAACTTTACGGAAACCATGTTCAACAGAGAAGAAGTGTGATAAGAATTTTCATTGTTATTTTCAAAATGGTGAGTGCAAATTAATTATTTTGGAGAAAAATCCGGAAGATAATACAAATATTTTTGATTTTTTTATAGAAAGACTATCAGATGAGATTTTAAGAAATCGTTTATTACGAGATGAAATATTGGAGGATAAATTGGATGAATTAATAAATAAATCTCTGGAAAAGCGCAATGATGAAATTATTATCAATGGGGCGAAAGATTTAAATTTACAAGTAGAAGAATTATATAAACCAAAGAAGGAATTTATTTTACGAAGTGAAGATATGTATTCAACAACACAGCCAGATTATAAGGGTGTGAATCGCGATAAATTTTTGATTCAATCTCAGGGATTTACACTGGATAGTACAAAATTAATGTTTTTACCTTCTTATTGGAAGTCAATTTTGGGAAATAAATTTCGATTTTATAATGATAATCAAATTTATAATTCACTGTATTATGCAATTTTAAGAATTATTCATTTGATTCATACAGATATTAAAAATGTATTGGATTTGAAACGATTAGAAATTAGTAAAATTGAGCATATTACAAAGCAAGAAATTGATAATGATTATTATTTCAAGGATATTCATCCTGAAATGGACGGAATTAATCGAATTATTAGTATTTTTAAATATACTAAAAAAACTCAATATAAGTCAATTAATACGATAACTCAATTAAAAGAATTTATTATGAATGAAGAATATCCTGCAAATGAGGTTGATGTATTTTTATTAGCATTAGCACTTGGAATAAATATTTTAGTTTTGGAAAAGCGTATTACAAAGAAGAATATGGATGGTTTCTATGTTTTTACACCTTACAAAAATAGAGATTATATTATACTGTTTAATCAATCAAAATTAGAAGATAATAATTATAATATTGTTGGAAAACAGAATAATTATTTATTTAAGTTAAAAGATATGCCTAATATAGTTAAAAAATTTATTGGCGTTGAAAATTCATCAAATTCCAATAATGAATTTCAAATTGGAAATAAGAAAATGATTCATATTAAAAAATCAAAAAAATGATTTATTTAAAACTAAGTTATTAAGATATTAAAAATGCTTAAAAGAATTTTTAAATCTGTATGGAGCAATGTCTCTTCTAGTGATGTTCCTAAAAAAAGTCCTAATTTCAGTGCCACAAAGTTCAGAAATTATTTTATGGATGATCCAATCCTTGATTATTTGAATACTTATGGTGAAAAATTTGGTTTCCATAAGGATAATAAAAGTGAAAATGCATATATGGAATATATTATGCAAAGAGGTCAAGAATTTGAAAAATATATTATTAATTTTTTCATTCCAAAATTCAAGAAAATGAAATTTGTGAATATTGGAAAAATGTATCCGGATGGATTTAATGAATCCGGTGTTCATGAAACTATTCGACATATGAGAATGGGAACTGAAGTGATTTACCAAGGATTCCTAAATGATAAAGAATTGGGAATTTATGGTATTCCTGATTTGTTGATTCGTTCAGATAAACTTTTTGAATTATTTGATGGATTTTATCCTGAATTTGACGAAATACGAGATTCCTTTTCTAGAGGAGGAAAACAAGTTTTTCCTTTTTTATATGTTGTAGTTGATATTAAGATGTCATCACTTGAGTTTCTCAAGTCAGGTACTATTTCAAGAAAAAAATTAATGATGGTATATTCTGCACAATTATTTATTTACAATAAGATTCTGGAAAATTTATTCTTTGAACGCACTGAAATTGAGACACCTTTTTTTCAGCCTAATGTGTTCCTTTTGGGTCCCAGACTGAAAATTGGTGATAGTCTTATTTTGGATGGAAAGCAAAATATTGCTAGAATCAATTTGAACAAAGATATGAATTTCAAAATCAAAATTGAAGATAGAATTGAGGAAAAAATTTTCTCGGTTGAAATGCGTAAAGCACTCAATTGGCTGAAAGAAATGCATTCAAATGGTGAATCATGGGATCTTTTATTACCATATCGCAAAGAATTACGTCCAAATATGAAAAATAAGGAGGATTATCCTTGGCGTGGCGTGAAGATGATTCTGGCAAAACAGCAAGATCTATTTTCTGATCGCCCGGGATTTTCACATGAAGACAGTATTGCTATTTCTGAGAAGAGAATGTCTGTTGAAGAACATGTTTCTAATGTGAAAAATTCTAAGAAAAGGCGATTAATGGAAGTTATGAATGATGTTCGAGTTGATGATGAAGCGAATGAAGCAGAAATTCAAATGATTCGAAAACATCCTGCAATTGCAGAATCCTCAGATAAGATGAATATTTATGTGGATTTCGAATATATTTCTGGATGTGAATTTACATTTGACTCAAATTATCGCACCCATCTTTATTTAATCGGAATGGGTTATGAATCAAATGGAAAATTTATTTATGAACATTTTATGGTTGATTCATTAATGGATTCTGAAGAAAAAAGAATAATCAAACACTGGATTTCAAGAATGCGTTCTATTTCTCAAAATAGAGAATTACAACTGATTCATTGGTCAAAAGCAGAACCGGGACATTTCAGTAAATTCAAAGATATTTTACAAATTCGCGGCACATTAAATTGGCAGGATTTGATGAAATTATTTGACAATTGTCCCGGATTTTTGAAAGAACATTGTGGTGTTTTGAAGAATTCAAAACTGAAAACAGTGGCAAAAGCTTTGAAAAGCAGGGGTCATATTCAGTCTGATTGGGATGATGAAATGACGAATGGTATGGAAGCAAATATGGTAATTATCAGGGGTGTTCAAGATAAATATGTTAAATTTTCTGAATTCCCTGGAATTGACCAGTTAATTTATTACAATATGATTGATTGCACCACATTATATGAAATTGTCAAATATGTTCGTTTGCAAATTGAATAGATTTTTATTCATTATATTATGACAGATGAACGACTTAAAGTATATCATAAAAAACCCCTTATTTTTACAATTGATAATATATTAACTTCACAAGAATGCCAATTAATTATTGATAAATGTAAAGATAAAATGGAGCGCGCCCAAATTGGGACAGGAGACAAAAGTAAAGTATCGAAAATACGGACAGGGAGTAGTTATTTTCTGAAATATTTAGATGACCCAGAATTATTCCAAATATTCAAAAAAATTAGCCTGTTAATAAAAAAACCAGGACGGAATTTTGATCCTTTTTTTCAAGTAATACATTATAATCCTGGAGAAGAATATAAAGTACATATTGATCCAAGTGCAGATCGTATGAAAACAGAAAATATTATTCATCGAAAATTTACAGTTTTAACCTATCTTAATGATGTAGATGGAGGAGGTGAAACAGAATTTCCAAATTTAAATCTTAAAATAGAGCCAAAACAAGGACGGATCGTTTATTTTGAAAATTATAATAAGAAAGAGATTTGTCAGGACAGTTGTCATAGGTCATTACCTGTGGAACGTGGAGAAAAATGGGCATTTAATTTGTGGTATCACATCCGCTAGCCCCTTTCAAAAAGGGGCTAACCCCCAAACACAGAGCCTCAAAGATGTAAAATAGCTAAGCCCAAACACGGACGGTGTAATTATTGACAAAAAGTTTTATTATAAATATAGTAAAATCTAAAAGATTTTACTAATAAAATCTGCATCTGCAACTTGGGCAAACATGCGTAAATTCCATTAATTCAATGACATTGTCTTTCATAAATACATGCCCACATTGTAGAACAATTACTTGTGACGTATCATCGAAAGGATCGCAAGAAATAGCGCATTCAGTTGTTTCAAATTGCAAATCATTCTGTATTTTGCTGAATTCACCAATATATTTAATATACGCTAATTTTGCATTTCCATAATCCACTCTGAATAATCTATTCAGTGTATTCTCATTCAAAAAAACTCTCTTCAAATTTGGACATCCGTAGAAAATTGGATGACTAATATTCTGTGGGGTTCCTTCTAGACTCATGGGATAAACAAATATTTCCAAATCTCTGCATTTAATAAAAACATCATTGCCAATTGTCTCTAATGTTTCCGGTAAAATTATCTCTTTGAATAAGAGACAGCCTTGGAATGCAGAATCTTTGATTACTTCCAATTCCGAATTTACGAAATCGGGTTGGCGAAGATTTTTGCAATTCCAGAAGCCCCCAGCTCCAATCTTTTTAATTTGATTGAAATTGGAGACTCTTGTAAGACTAGTACAACCTGCAAACATTCGCATTGTAATTTCATTCACAGCAATTGGCAAATCAATCTTTTTCAAACGCTTGCAGCCTCTGAAAGCTTCTTGACAAATATAATTCACATTGTCAGAAATATCAATTTTCTTAAGATTAACGCATTCAAAGAACGCCTTTTGTCCAATAAATTCGATATTGTCTGGAATACAAATATATTCCAAACTACGGCAACCTGAAAATATTCCTATTGGAAGTATATTTATCTTTTTGGGTATATTCACTTTTTTAAGGCGTTTGCATCCCATGAAAATAAATTCATCAATCAATTCTTCAATTGATTCAGGAAGTTCAATTTCTTCCAATGCTTCACATTTTCGAAATGCTTGCCAGCCAATTTTTGTAATTGTGTTTGGTAAAATAATTTTTCTGAGATTTTTGCAACCTAGAAAACATCCATTTGGAATCTTACAAATCTGAACCGGAATAACTACTTCTGTCAAACTCTCGCATGAAATAAATGCAAAAACTCCAAGTTTTTTGATACCACTATGAATATCAATATTCTTCAAAGTTTGACATCCTGCAAATACATAGTTTGGTAATTCAGGTAAATTTTTTGATAAAATAACAGTTTCCAATCCAATACAATTTCCAAAACATTCAAATCCAATTTTTGTAACTGAATTTGGAATAATGATATTCTTTAAACGAATGCAACTTTTGAATACATAATCTCCAATTTCTTGTAAATTTTCGGATAAAATAATTTCCATTAACTCAATACAACCATGGAAACATAATTTCCCAATTCGTTTTACACTATTTGGGATAATCAATGTCGTAAGACATGCACAATTTCTGAATACTTCATTCCCAATTTTGCGGACATTGGGAGGAATAATAATTTCTTCCAATGACTCGCAATTTTTGAAAGCAGCCGTTGCAATTTTTTGTGTATTCTCTGGAAGTTGTATTCCTCTGAGTTTTGAGCAATTTTCAAATGTGTGCGCTTTTATTTTTGTAAGATAGCGGCAAGCTGATAAATCAACTGCCACTAGACTCCGGCAATTTTCAAAAACGGACTTGCCGAGTTTTTTGAGATTCGCTGGGATTTTGACTAACGCCAATAAAACGCAATTTTTCAATGCTGCCTCTTTTATTTTTTTAACATTTTTTGGGATATCAATGGATAACAATTTACGGTTGTTTTCCATGAAAGAAGACGAAATTTTTGTAAATTTCGGCTTCTTCGGAAATTTAATTTGCACGTAATTGGAATATTCATATTCTCTTTTGCGGAATTTTTCCGTATCTGGTTTAATTGTAATAATTTGACTCATTATTGGTTTTATAACATTACAATCATAAGAAAAATTTATCAATTTTTCTATAATTCAATTTTGCAAGTCGGGCAAATCTTCTGCCTTAAAATCCACATATTGAATGCTTCTTCTAAGTAGGCGTGCCCACAAGGTAAAACAACAATATCTGAGTCTTCTTCGAATTCTTCCAATGAAATGCCACAAATGCTGGCTTCTTGTTGTCCAAATTGGAGACTTGCTTTAAGATCAGAATACTTCCCATAACTAAAATTTGGATTCCTTTTTGCAGGACGTAATATTACTAAAAGTGGGCAATTTTGAAATGCATTCTCATGTATTTCAATCCCAGCAATATTTTCAAAAACAACTTCTTCCAGATTTATGCAACCACTAAATGTATTCATTTCTATTTCTTTCACTGATGCAGGGATTCGCAGTCTAACAAGATTTGTACAATTACGGAATGCATGGTGATATATTTTTTGTAAGTTTGGTGGGAAAATTACTTCTTCCAGAGAATATGCATTTGTAAAATTGTTATTCCCAAATTCCTCAAATTGATCACAATTGGAAAAATCAAGTCTTGTCAAGCTTGTACAATTTAAAAAAGTCCCAGCTGAAATTCTTTTCAAATTCCGCGGGAAAATGATTTCTTGAAGTGACCAAGCACACACAAATGTATCATATCCAATCTCCTCTAGTTTCTCACAATTGGATAAATCCAATCTGACAAGACTTGTGCATTTCAAAAAAGAGCGAGTGCCAATTTTTCGGATATTTGGTGGAAAAGTAATTTCCTGGAGTGCCCAAGAATTCTGAAATAGGTCACAATGAATTTCCAAAATCTTCAATAAATATGACAGGTCCAGTTTAACAAGACTTGTGCAATCTGTAAATGATCCAGATGAAATCTGTTCCAAATTCACTGGGAATTTTATTTCCCGAAGTGACCAAGAATTTCGAAATGTCGAATTTTCTATTTCCTTCAAATTACATAAACATGACAAATCCAATGATACAAGATTGTAGCAATTTGAGAACTCTCCAAATTCAATTTTTGTAATAGTTTTTTCAAATCCATCAGAAAAGTGTGATGGCTCAATTGTAATAAGTCTGGTGAATGGGTCTGGATATTTTCTCCAGCCTTTCCAAGGAGATTGAAAATCGGCGTCTTCTTGCAAAAATTTTTCTTCAATGTATTTCTGCATTTTTTAATAATAAACTTTATAATCTATTTTTTAATCAATTTTTACAATATTATTCTACAAGTCGGGCAAATTTCTTGCCTTAATAGCCATTGATATAATGGCTTTTCACGGAAAGGATGCCCACATGGTAAAATAACAATATCTGGATCAGGAACTTCTGGGTCTTCTTCAAAGCCTTCTTGTGTAATTCCACAGCGACCACTTTTTTCAAATTTCATACTTTCTTTGAGTTCTGAATACTTCCCATAACACAAACCAGGGTATATTTTACGAGGAAATATTTGGGTTATTAAATTTGGACAATTTTGAAATGCTCCATCATCAACTCTTGTATTTCCTTCAAAAATTACTTCTCTTAATTGAGTACAACCATGAAAAACACCTGATTGTATCTTAATTACAGAAGCTGGAATTCTCAATGTTACAAGACTCGTGCAATTACAAAATGATTCTGACAAAATTTCCTTCAAATTTGAAGGAAATATAATTTCCTGAAGTGACCAATTATTTTTGAAAGTGTCATAACCAATTTTTTCAAGTTCATAACAATTTGAAAAATCAAGTCTGACAAGATTAGTACAATTTTGAAATGAACCAGACCTTATTTCTTTCAAATTTGGTGAAAATCGAATTTCTTGAAGTGACCAAGCATTTGTAAAACTATCAAATCCAAGTAATTCAAGTTCTTCACAATTTGAAAAATCAAGTCTTACAAGTTTGGTACAATTGTGAAATGCTCCAGACCTTATTTCTTTTACATGATTTGGAAATCTGATTTCCTCAAGTGACCAAGAATTTGTGAAAGTATCAAAACTAATTATTTCAAGTTCCTCACATTTTGAAAAATCAAGTGTAACAAGACTTGTGCAATTGTGAAATGAACCTGATTTTATTTCTTTTAATTTAGATGAAAAATGAATTTCCTGAAGTGACCAAGCATTTCTGAATGTATCATATCCTATTTTTTCAAGTTGTAAAAAATTCGATAAATTCAATCTAACAAGATTTGTGAAATTTTTAAATGAATCTGCTGGGATTTGATTAATCATTTCAGCAAATTTTTCATGAACCGGATTACCTGTTAAATCAAAATTTACAAGTGTTTCTGCGGATTCAGACAATAATTCTTCAATATTTGTTTGCATAATGTGTTATCTGTTATAAAATATTAAAAAATTTTAATCAATTTTTTAAATTCTCTGTTTGCAAGCTGGACAGATCCACTGTGTTTTAGTCCATTCTTCTAATGCTTCTTTAAGAAAAGCATGTCCGCATCGTAAAATAACAATATCTGAGTCATCTTCGAATTCTTGTAATGAGATGCCACATTCTATATTTTCAAATCTAAGACTTTGTTTTAATTCAGAATATTTGCCGAATACACAATCCACATATCTATTTTGTAAATAAATTTGTCTTACTAAGTTTGGACAATTATCAAAAGCGCCTTCTCCTAATATAGTCAATCCTTCAAAAGTTACTTGCTCTAATTGATCACAGAAGTTAAATGTATTTTCTTCAATCATTTCAACTGAAGCTGGAATTTGTATTGATATAAGACTAGTACAATTTTCAAATGCATTACTCTTAATTATTTTAAGATTTTCAGGAAATTGAATATTACAAAGAGACCATGCATCAAAAAATATATAACTCTCAAATATTTCCAGCTGATTACAATTGGAAAAATCTAAGGATACAAGGCTTGTGCAAATGTTAAATCCATTAATTGTTTTAAGATTGGGTGCAAATTGTATATTTTGAAGTGACCATGCATAAGAAAATGCATTATTTTCAATTTTTTCTAATTCCAAACAATTTGAAAGATTGATAGAAATAAGACTTCTGCAATCATGAAATCCTCCAATCTTTTTGAGATTAGGAGGAAAAGTAATATTCTGAAGTGATATTTCCATATTAAATCCATCTAAAATTTCTAATTCTGAACAATTTGAAAAATCGAGTGATACAAGACTTGTGCAATTATTTAATCCACAAATTATTTTCACATTCGGTGAAAAAATAATATTTTGAATTGACTGTGCATTATACATAGCACGATGTAAAATTTTTTCTAATTGTGTATAATTTGATAAATCCAAAGATACAAGACTTGTACAATATGCAAATCCGTCAATTGTTTTAACATTTTCAGGAAAAATAATATCTTGAAGTGCCCATATATTTTCAAATGCATTGTAAATAAAATTTTCCAATTTTAAACAATTTGAAAAATTCAATGAGGCAAGACTTGTACAATAATTAAATCCGGAAATCATTTTAACATTTGGTGGAAAAACAATATTTTTCAGAGATAAATTCATATAAAATCCATCTAATTTTTCTAATTGAGAGTAATTTGAAAAATCCAGGGATACAAGACTCGTACAAAAATTGAATCCATCAATTGTTTTTATATTCGCCGGAAAAATAATTTTTTGAAGTGATATCGCATATGAAAATGCATATTTATCAAATTTTTCTAACTGACAACAATTTGAAAAATTAAGGGATACAAGACTTGTGCAAACTTTAAATCCACTAATTATTTTAAGATTTGGTGGAAAAATAATTTCTTGAAGTGACAGTCCATATTCAAATGCATGGTTTTCAAATCTTTCCAAATGCAAACAATTGGAAAAATCTAAAGATACAAGATTGGAACAATTTTTGAATCCATCAATTGTATTCACATTTGGCGGAAAAATAATTTCTCGAAGTAACACCGCATTTTCAAACGAATTTTTAGTAAATTTTACCAGTTGTGTGAAATTAGTAAAATCCATATAAGAAATCATTTGGAAATTTGGTAGAAATTCATTTCGAAAAATTGTAATTTGTTCTTCACCAGAACTTTCAGTATTTTTTTGTAAATCCATTGTTAATCTATTATTATAATAAAATTAATTTTAATCAATTTTTATATTATCTGTTTTCAAGTTGATAAGTCATCTTTCTTTTCATCCATTCTTAGAATTATTATATTATAAAATATTTATAATATAAAATAAAATTTACCTAAATTTGAATCCAGCACTGATTCCAATACTATTGGAACCTTGCCCATTCCAGCCAGCATCACGTCCAACGTGTATAGCACCATATCCATTGTTGTTTCCATAGCCAATATGACCTTGGGCACCCCATCCATTGTTGTTAGCATTACCAGAGCCGCCTGTAAAGAGACCTGGTGTAGTTCGCGCAGGGAAGTTATTTGTCAGGTTCAAAGACATTTTTATAATATAATAAAGAAAATATTTTTCAAACTTAATCTAAATATTTTGTCTGCAACACGGGCAAAACTTTCTTATTCCCAACCACTGTTGTAATGGTTCCAATAAAAAAACATGCCCACATCGCAAAATAATTACATCTGAATCATCCTGGAATTTATCCAGTGAAATTGCACATTTTTTTGTTTTATAGCGTAATTTTTCTTTAGCATCCGAAAATTTTTCGACAGGAAGAATTGGCATTGGAATATGAATTGGATATCCAATATAACCACTTCCAATTGTCATTTCTACATTTTGATTTGTAAAACAACCATCTAGAAATTTAAGTCCAGAAATGGTTACATTGTTGCCAATCGTAATTGACTTAATACCACAACAATCACGAAAACATTGACTTCCTTGAATAACCACATTATTCCCAATCACAATGCGCTCCAATCGACTGCATTTTTTAAAGAAAAAATCGCCATTTATCACACAATTGTCCGGAATAATTACTTCCTGAATATTCTCACATTCAGCGAAAAGATAATAGCCAGAAAATATCATATAAGGTGCAAATTGGAGTCTTTGAAGACCACTTAAACAACTAAAACAAGAATGTCCAGAAATAGTTGTTGAATTACCAATCATAATAGATTCCAAATTCAAACAATTCTGGAATAAATAGCTGCCACTAAGAGTGACATTGTCACCAATTTTCAAATTTTGTAGTCCGCTGGAATAATAAAATATTCCGTATCCTGACAAAATGGTTCCACTTGGGATATCCAATTCGCGAATTCGTTGAGAACGTGCAAATATATAATTCCCGGAAATCACAATATTTTCTCCGAAAGTAACAGATTCAATTTCAGAATCTGATAATTCATAAGAAGTTTCAAGAATTGTGTTGTCTGGAATAATTGCCATTTTGATATTAGTATTCTAAAAATCCTAATATCAATTTATTTCAATTTTTTATAATAATTTCAACCTACATAACCTACATAAAACATAATCAAATCTTTTGCATATATTCAGCTAAAAGTTTCCCTTCTTCTGTATTAAGCAATATAATCATATACATATTTACAATCCACAAATGGTTCGTCATTTGTGAGAGTCCATGACCCCGGCTTTCCTCTAACTTTTCAATTTTACTCAATTCATCTCCACCGAATAATTTATCATGGAGTAAATGTGATTCAATGCGCGCCTTAGCGGCTTCTAATATTCGAATTCTTATTTTAGATGCATCAATATATGCCTCATTTTCACTCAAATTCGGTGGATCAGATGTAATTTCTTTGAGCCAATCAAAAAAATCCAAGTTATTATTCTCCCACAAGCTTTTTATTTTATTTTCTAATTTGTGGTATATATTTGTTAAACAATCTACTTTTGGTTTGATATATTTTCGGAATTTTTCCTGGCGAACTCTGTGAAAATTCACATATTCACCAGGCTTATATCCGTATTCATCTTTTATATAGGCATATTTAAATCGTCCATTACATTCATCTAGCCAATTATTAATCATTGCTAGATGTGTATTATCAACAGTATATGCATTTCTAGTGAAGAAGTGAATAGTTGAACATTTTTCATTGAAACCAGTTGGAGTATGCACCAACTTTTTCCAAAGAACTTTTGTAAGAGAGTTCTTGATTACTTCTATTTTCAAAAAAGCCCAATCTTTGCGACTGAGATTATTTTTTTTCTTTATGGTGTATGCCCGAATACCAGAACCAATATACCACAACAACCATTGTAATATTGTAATATTAAAATGAATGTGATATGCACATAGACTATTTTTGTCACATGTTTGCAGATAATCTACTAGTTTTGTATCGGAATTAATGTAATCCCATATAGAAGTCATTATTATTTTTTGATTTTCTAATAAAAACTTGCGAAAATAACTTTCACTTTTTTGCAGAAGTTCCCCCCTCTTATTTTTATAGATTTTATGAATAGTAAATTCATAAAATTTTATAGATATTATAAATTTTTTCAATTTATCTAGTCATATGGTTCTACAGGAAAGCGTGCGGTGTCATTTTTTTCTCAGGATTCTTAGTAGGATCCACAGTGAATTCAAATGCATCATCAATCATTTCTCCCATATCTCCACCATATTCATGTAATTCACTTTCAACATCCTCCATTATTGCACCCAATTGTACTGGTTTCTTTTGATTCTGTTCTTTATCTCGGATTGATTTAAGCTCAGTAATATATTTTCCTTCGTCAAATAATAACTCAAATGAATTCGTCCCCACCTTCGGCAATTGCCCAAACATAATATTCGCACTTACACCACCCATCTTATCCTTTTCACCAAATGTTGATGCTTTCACCAGAATTTCCAAACTCTCTTCAAATGTTGCCTTCGCAATGGGTCCTCTTTCACCTGACCGATTAATACCATGTCTCTCAATCTTCATGATCACACCCCTGTGCGTCATAATATCGCCCAACAAGCTAATATGTCGGTAATTAACCGGATAATCCGGCATTTTCAACAATTCTCTTAAAATAATCATCCTTGTCGCCTCAATTCCAAAAATCTCCGTAATTTCATTAATATCATTACTCAAAGTCCTCGTAGAATCAACATTCTCATTCATCAATACATCCACCAAATTCACACCAATTGTCATTAAATACCACTCTGTTGTTTGACTATAACTTCCATCAACATTATAAGTTAATTTCTTCATCATTTGAGGAATAACTTTTTCAATATTTGGAATTCCCTGAATCGTAATTCCCATCAAAATCTTCTCCAATTCTTGTAAGAATGATAAATAGTCTCCATCATAACTATCCTCTCTTACTCGAATACGCATCATTAATTCTTTGGCATTATCATCGGAAAATGTGCATTGAATATCATCTTCCACACTATTTCTTGCAATAACTTCTTGAATATCTGATAAATAAATATTTTTATTCATCATCTTTTCCTTATCAAAAATAATTCTTAAAACCCAATGGCTTAATTCATCATCCGGACACTGTGATACACCCATAATTTCCGCAAATTCTTGGTAAATTTGGATAAATTCCATATCCTCCGTTTTTTCCATAACCACATCAGAATGTTCATAAATAATCATTGTTTTTTCAACAATATCGTGTAATTTCGTAAATTCTATTTGGTTTGAAATTGATTTAGCCTTATCAATTGTCTCCGTAAATTGAGGCTTCAAATATACCTCCATAATCGGTGTTTTAATAGTTTTTGAAACATTAATAATTTCCTTGATTCTGGGAACACCTGCTGTTGTCACAACTGAACCTGTACCAGCATTATGGAATGTATCCCTCATACATAATCCATTCGCAATATTGAAATTTCTGGTTTGTTTTACTGTCAAATCATATACCCAAGGATGTTCAGATACAACTTCTTCAATTTTCACAATCTTATCATATACAACATCTTCATTCAAAATATTCACCAAAATCTTTCTATCTTCTTCTCCACCTATTTTCTCTAAAATATTTGCCATATCATCTCGATTCAAAATAACCTTACCAAATGATAATTCAACATCAGGAACTGTCTTATATGCATCCTTATTTTCTCCTCCAAGAAAAATCGGCAAATAATCTCCAACTCTAATACTATCCCCATCTATACCCACTATCTCATTCTTTACCCTTTTCAAAAAACTCTTTGCTTTCGTTGCCACTACAACTCTTCCACCAAGAGTAGTTATCTTCAGCAATGTTTTGCTTCCATCCTTATTATGTACTGGATGTCGTGTTACAGCCTCTACTTCGTCCCAAATAATTTTTCCTTCTTTGGTACAAGCCTCAATACGAACCTTCTTATCTCGAACATACTCTAACACCGTATCCTTTTCATGATATTCTAGGTTATCCACTTTCGCAGTAGCAATTCTTTCATCAATCCACTCACCAATCCTCTTTTTCATTAATTTTCCATCCTCATTAATAACAATTTCTGTATTCCATTCCACACTATTCAAAGTATTATGCACATAAATTCCATCATCTACCATAAAACTCTCCGTTCCAGGAATCGTAAAATCATATACATATTCATCATCCTCTCCATCATATAAATCAATCTTTGTAATTTCATCCCATAACACGTCAGCATTATATGCCTGTTCTAATAATACCAATTTTTCCTCAATTTCCTCAGTAATCTTACTTTTATCTGTCCTGAAATTCTCCAAATATTTCCCCAATGTTCGCCTTCCAATGCTTTCTTTCATTCTCCAGCGTCCATAAATACGGCTATGGTCCGGTAATCTCATCAATTTACCAATATCTGCAACCAAGTTACCTACTTCAGGTAGCTTATCTACATACTCAGCCAAATCGTGGATTTCCTCACGCTGATTATATCTCACAATTTCTTCAATTCCAGTCTTCTTCCCCATTGATTTCAACTGGAGCTTATCCTGAATTACTCTCGCATATTTACGGCTAATGGATAATGTCTTAATACGAGCATCATTCTCTCCCAAAATACCGAAAATACCCACATAATTCATTAATAAACCAATTTCACTTAAATATTCGCGATTTTTTGAACAAAAACGTAGAGTTTTTTTGTTTCCATCAATAATACCGTCATTATCAACAAATGAACTCAAAACACCCTTAATAAATTCAAGATTACTCTGAAAGAATATATCTGGGATATTTTGCCATTTACTGAAGTATTCCAGAACTTTACTATCAATTTCAATATTCATCTTTGAAATATAAGATCCCCACAAATATCCAAAGTCAAAATCCATGGGCACTTTCATATCTCCAATCTTTACTTCCATTACCATCTTGTCATCTACTATTGGAATGACATTTGAAACTGGGATACGATCTCCCACCTTCAAATTACTACCTTCTATAGGCACAATTCCACGTTCAGTTCTCTTCAAAAATGAATGTGACAAAGTTGCCCGAGTCATTCGCCCACTTCGTGTCCATACTTTCATCAAGCGTCCATTTACAGGATGTCTGCTAACCTTACTAATTTCCTTCCAAGCCGTCTTTTCATTTTCGGAAACAGACAATATTTTAACTTTGTCATCAATTTCCATAATTATATGTTTGCCTGTTTGATCACGTGATATTTTACCATTGTTGTTTTTAATCTGATCATCTATAAATTCACCAATACATATCTTTTTTACTCTTCCTTGATGTTGAATAATAATTTTTGTATCTGAAGGGACTGACATCTGGGTTAATGGTTCTCCCATAGATTGAGCCCCAATGACTCCCACCATTTCACCAGGCTGTACCAATGATCCTAAATATTTTTCACGGATTGTATCCACAATAAATTTAAATACTGCTTTATTAAATTTGTATTCCATAATACAGACTTTTACACTCAAATGACTATACAACAATGCATGAAACATGTATAAAGAAAATTCCGGCAAATATTTTCTTAATTCTGCATCCAAATCATCCAAACATTTCATCATATATTGTGGTGTTAAATCCGTCTTATTGCAAAGTTGAAGTTTGAACATATCATGTGCATTTTTGATCGTTCTAGGAAAAGAAACAGGACTAAAAACAGTTGTGCTCATCACATTCATATTTTTGAAATAAAGCGTTCTTGATTTCTCACGAATCGCCATCAAATTCTCAAATTCATCACGTGGTTTGCTCTGCAAATAAGTTGCCAAATCTTTAAAAGCCCCAGCAGTCATAATTGATTTTAAAGTGCTCATATCACTCTCAGTAATCAAATATTTCTTCTCCATCTCCTGATTATTGTATTCCACCAACTTCAAATCCTGCTTATTGAGTTTGCAAGGATCAATACCATCATCTCCATACGCAAATTGCACAATATTATTAATACCATTTCGCACTGTTCCACCATATTTCACACACAAATCCTCAAGCGCTTTCACCAATCTCCTCTGAATATATCCAGATTCAGCCGTATCCCTAACTTGAAGACCATTTGCTAACCCAAAATTCAGAGTTGAAGGTACAGTAATATCATAAACTTTTGGATAATCTGCAACATTCAATCTTTCAATTCTTGTAATGGGGTCAAGAATAATATTATTCTTTTGTACCCATTTACTTGATTTATCAACTTGAATCTCATTCATTCCGAAAATAGTACCGAATTTATAAGCAAAAATCCCCTGAATAATCAAATTCCACCTAGAAATTTCCGTAAAAATTCCAAAATAACTCAACAACATTTCAAGACCATCAATTCGCCGTAATAAAATCTTATTATCAACAACTTTTCCATATTTCTCATAATAAGCTTTCAAAAATCCTCGCAGAAAGCTTCTTGATTCATTCAAAATATAATTCGGAATTTGACTTAATGTTCCCAAATGATTCGCAATAAATTTTCCACTCTCTTCATCATCTTCGTCATCTTCTTCTTCCACTCGGTTTTTACCAAATAATGGCAATTCTACAGTAACAGGTAATAAATCACCTTTCTTAATATTAGATGTATTCACCTCTTTTAATTGATTCATTTCTGAATCCCAAATAATCAAAGATTTACTCTCTACAACTTTCACCTCTCTGCCACTCGAAGTAGTAATTCGGAACATTCCCTGACCTGGGTCATGACGTGTAATTGCCGTCACTTCTCCCCAAGATACATTCCCATTTTCATCCGTCGTAGAAATAAATGTCTTCTTCTTCAAATTCAGTAATTCCTGTTCTAATTGAGGCTTTCTCTCAATTTCACGCCAATTATTCGACATTTCCATATCAATCCAATCACCAATTTTCACATATTGTGGCTTATCATTCTCCATAATGACCACTTCAGTGTCACCACTAACTGACTTAATAGCTGTATCAATACTGCCTTCTCTGCCACCCATTTGATGGAAAAAGAAATCAATTGGGTCCAATCCATTGAAAAAACAATTGGCAATATAACCGCGACTTCTTGCCCCATAATCATCCTTGGAAAATAATGGTAAAGTTCGTCTATCATATCCAAAATTAATTCTTTCACCTGCAACTAATTGTTGTCCAACTGAACCTCTGATTTGAAAAATATTACCTATAGTTCCCTTGGAACCTGCAGTCATTGTCACATAAATCGAATTTGAATTATTCAAATTCTTGCGAATATATTTCTGAAAATCATATTTCACTCCTTCCAAATTTTCCTTAATATCTGTCTCCAAATTTAATTTAATAAACTTATTGTCAAAATTAGGCTTAAATATGCCAATATTTGCCTCTTTGATTAGAGAATTAACATCTTTGATTTTCGTATTCGATAATTCCTTGATTTTTCCAATATCCTCTTGTGTTGGGATACAATCACTAATACCAATTGTAAAACCATGTCCAACCATCCATCTATTCAACATTCGCTGGTTGTTATCCAGAAAATCTTTGACAGCATTTGCACCAAATGAATCATAAATCATCTGAATAAGAGTATGACCAATAATTGTCTTATCCAAAATACCCTGTTTGAATACACCATTTTCAACAATTACTGTATTATCTGGTATTGGGTTATGGTCATAATTATTATTATTTTTCTTAAAACTAATATCAGGCAAAAATAATGAAAATAAATCTTGACCACGCCAATATCCATCTTCCTGAGGTTTTGGAAAAATCCCAGTAAAATGATGATTTGTCATAAGTAAATTACTGAATTCACGTTTTGATATACGAATATGAGGCAATGTAATCAAATATGCTGCTGTTAATGTATCTTCTTTCACTTCAATAATTGGAGTACTTGTTGCCGGTTTTATGATTTGCGTTGGAACCGCCGCCAATTCAAATAATTCATTCGATGTCTCAATATTCTGAGGAATATGAGTATTCATTTCATCACCATCAAAATCTGCATTATATGCAGGTGTAGCATAAACATTTAATCGGAATGTCTTTCCAGTCATAACCTTTACCTTATGTGCCATCATATTCATTCTATGCAAAGTTGGTTGCCTATTAAATAATCCAATATCTCCATCGATTAAGTGGCGATCAACTACATCACCCTCTTCCAGAATAATAGACTCACGGTCAATATGTTGTAGGAAAATATTTTCTTGATGGGCTATACCATTTTCATCATAATTCATTTTGATAATTTGGCGCGCCCCTGGATGAACATGAGGTCCATTGCGCACATATTTATATAATCTTGTTTTGTTATATTTCGTCACCGTTTCCGGAATTGTCAAATTCATGGCAATCTTTTCTGGAACACCATATTCATCAATGCTAATATTGGGATCCACATCAACAACAGTTCTTCCTGAAAAATCCACGCGTTTTCCCATAATATTTGAACGAATACGCCCATCTTTGCTTCGAATTCTTTGACGAATCATTTTCAATGGCTGACCACTTCTTCTCGTTGAAACAGGAATATTTTTGGATTCATTATCAACAAGTGTTGCAATATGATATTGAACAGAAGAACGGGCACCTTCAATAAGTCTGTTTGATGCTTCACGGTCTGCATCAGTGCTTTTTTTGAGAGATTTTTCAATTTCACGCTTCAAAGTAATTGTTGATTTAATAATATCGGCAAATTTAGAAGTCAAATCATCCTCAGCTCTTTGATTATTATCCTGGCGAACACTTGGACGCACAGCAGGGGGAGAAACAGGAACAACTGTGCAAATCATCCATTCTGGTCTCGCATCAACTGGGTCAAAACCCAACAAAACGGAGTTTTCATTCGTAATTCTCTTAAAAATATTCAAAATATGCTCCACTGGAAGTACAAATTTCATTTTCTTTTCAGATGCATCTTTGAATGCATCCGTATTATATTCAGCTTCAATATGAACCGTACTAATCACATCATTTGTCTTCATTTTTTCAGCAATAACTTTTCGATAAATATGGGGTTGGATAGCATTACATCCACCATTAAAAGCACATTTTTTATTTGATGCTTTTGAACATAAATCACTTACCCATTTAAAAGCAGCTGCTCCATTTCTCTTCTTTAATTCTTTCATAATTGCTGGATTTGACTTATCAAATAAAACATTCGCACATCTGATACAAACACATCTTAATAATTTAGAAATAGTATCCATATGTTGAACCCAATAAACGGGCAATGGTAATTCAATGTGTCCAAAATATCCAGGAGTAATAGTATGATCATATTCATCAGTTGGGCAGATTCTTCCTCTTTCAATAACACCCATCCTCGTATCAAATAATCCATTTTCTTTAGGTTCCGAACCTTCATATGTTTCAGGTACAATTACATGACATACAGATGCTTTTTTCAGAGCTTCTGGATTTAAAAGCCCAAATTTAACCTCTGAAATATCATAAACATCTGAAACATCTGCTAATTCTTGAAGTAGTTTAGACATATTATTATAATGAAGATTACTTTTATAATGAAAAATCCTTTAAATCGTTTAAGAGAATAGTAAATATTTTTTTCATTTTTTTCATTTTTTTCATTTTTTTTGAAATTTAATTTAAGGTAAATTTTTACAAAAAATATAGGTAAGAATAAAAATGGAAGAAAATAATGAAATCATAACTCGAAGTAAAAAGAGAATTATGGAATCTTTAGATGTAATAAAAAAAGCGAAAATAAATAACTTTTCCTCCATTAAAAAAAATATGGGGAAAAAAGAAAAGGATAATGATATTATAATAAATCTAGATATTAATGAAATATCATCAATATTAAATCAGAAATCTCCCAAAAAATCAAAACTTGTTGCAAAAAGGAAATTAGTAAAACAGACCGCTACTTCTATTTCAGATGAAGAGAAGAAAAAAAGTATTAAAAAATATGGTGGATATTATGATGAAAATGATAATTTTATAATTGAATACGATATAAATTCTGACAAAGATGATAAAATAAAGAAAGAATATTTCGAGAAATTTACGGAAGAAGAACTAAAATACTGGAAAAAAATTTCCAAAACTGAGAAGCAATTATTATTTAAATTAGAGAAAGAATTGGAAAAATATGAGTTTAATGAGGAGCCAGAGAGATTTAGAATACTAAAAATTCCTGTGAATCTTGCGGTCAAAAATAACATAATGCAAAAACTTCTTCAGATAGAAATGATGGAACCTTCAGATCCTGAGTATTTTAAATTAAATCGTTGGTTAGAAGGAATCCTCAAAATACCCTTTGGTAAATATATTAATTTGCCTGTTAGTAAAAATGATCCAAAAGATAAGATTGAAAGTTTCGTATCTAAAGTTTCAGACGATATGAATTCTAGTACATTCGGTCATACAGATGCGAAGAATAAAATTATGCAAACAGTTTGCCAATGGATCTCTAACCCAAAGTCTATGGGGAATGTAATTGCATTGCAGGGTCCTCCTGGAATTGGTAAAACATCTCTCGTTCGATATGGAATTTCTAAAGCACTTAACCGCCCATTTCATATGATTGCCCTAGGTGGTGCAACTGACAGTACAATATTAGAGGGTCATGGTTATACATATGAGGGATCTACATGGGGTCGCATTGCCAATATTTTAATGGAATCCAAAGTAATGAATCCTATTATATTTTTTGATGAATTGGATAAAGTAAGTGGAACGAAACATGGTGATGAAATTATTGGAGTTCTAACACATTTGACTGACCAAACCCAAAATTCTGCGTTCAGTGATAAATATTTTTCTGGGATTGATTTGGATTTATCGAGATGTCTTTTTGTATTTTCTTATAATGATGAATCAGCAATTAATCCGATTTTAAAAGATCGTTTAATACGTATAAATTTAAAAGGTTTTTCATGTGATGATAAAATTAATATTGCTAAAAATTATATTCTTAAAGATTTAGTGGATAATATAGGAATGGATCTAAATGATGTCGTTTTTCCAGATGAAATATTACGCAAAATAATTCTTGAATATACAGAAGAAGAAGGAGTAAGAAGTTTAAGGAGATGTTTAGAAACTATTTTACTCAAACTAAATATGGCGAAATATACATCAATAGATAATGAATTTAAAAATATATCATTTCCTCTTATTATGAATGATGGATTATTGAAAAAACTTTTATCTGATAAATCAAAATCTAGCGAATTTTCAGATATAGGAAGAAAAATGATGTATATTTAATCTCATCTAAGAATATAGGATGAGCAATTTAGGAAGAATGCTTCAAATTTTTTTACTTAGCTCTTTTTTAGCAGCTGCTACTATAGCAGCACCAACTTTATCAAATCACACCATAAATGATCATTTTGAGCACAATTCTACAAATGTCACAAATCATGAAGATCATGAAGTTCTTGAAGGTCTTGAATGTGATTCATGCCAATTCATCACACATAAAATTGATGATTTAGTTTTCCATAATGAAAAAGTCATGGGATTTGTGCAAAATGAATTTGATAATATATGTAATCTATTACCAGATGATGCAAAGAGTATTTGTTATACAACAGTAAATCAAACATTACCGAGTATTTTATCGTCTATTGGAGATTTTATTGCAACAAATGGCTGCCAAGAAATTGGAATTTGTCCAACCTAGAAACCATCATCAACATAATTCTTATTATTTCCGCGTTTTGCCCCAATATATGTCTGCTGATCAGTTGTTGTGCATACTTGCCCAGTTGATGTAGAATAAGTAGATTTACATTGAGGACTTGCTCTATTATGCGAAAATACAAACATACTATCCTTTGGAATTTGAGAATAAATCATCTCATTCTTTAAAGGAAGAGGAGTTCCCTGTGGAACAAATAAATAATCACTTTTAATAAGAGGTGTGTTTGCTGGTTCAGCTTTCCAATAATTATGATTATTAGCAATTAATTTTATTCCATCATAATTACCATAAACTCCATTACCCATTTCATAACTAACTGGGGCAGGTGTATTGATGCTTAAAAGATAAGCATTATTTCCTAGATAAGATGCCTGTTGATTTTTAACGGCTACATTTTTTACTGGTGCATTGTAATATGATTGATTCACTCCTGAATAATTATTTTGCATTATATATAGTCTATAGAAAAAAATTATTCAATCTTCTTTTTACTAAAAATCCAAGTAAATATACCAATTATTATTTTCTTCCAGTCTAAATTAAATTTATCATATGTTTTTAAAATATAATCCTCATTAGTATTATATTTATTTATCTTTGTTTCATCTAAATTTCTCTTAAATTGGAATACTTTATTCTGATTATCAGTGTCTATTTTATATTCATTCAAAAATAGGTCTTCCATTTTTAATCGCACATCTCTAAATAAAAAATCGTTGTATTTTAGTGAATATAAATTTGAAATGTGAATTCCAAGATTTTTTGATTCGTAAAAATCTCCTACTGGACCACTATATTGATTTATAATTTTATTTCTTTCCATATTTTTTTCTATATCTCCAAAATCATCATCTACCATCATAATTTGATTATTTATTTTCATTTTTATATCATTTAGACTAAAAAATGGAAAAATAATTAGATCTTTGCTGGAATCTAGGTAAAATTGAATTCTATAATTTTTTTTATTCCATTTAAATCCAATGTCTAATATATGTTCATTTTCTAATTCATCTGTATAAATTATGATTTTATGCCCAATTTTTTTAATAAAATTAAAAATATTAATTTCTTTTAATTCTTTTGTATTTTTATGAATTAAAAATCCATTTTGAATATCAATTATGTTATTTTCACATTTAGTAAAATAATATAATAAACGATATTTTAGCTCAAAATATATATTAAATAGAAATTTTAGTATATTAATCATTTTAATAATAATTATTTATATTTTTTTAAGTAGTTGTATATAAAGATTTAGAGTATTAAATAATGAAATATTTAGAATTGCAATAAAATTTTTTTCATATTATATAATATAAAGATGAGCAATTGTGCAAATATTATAAATCGTTTGACTCGAGAAGTATGTAATTTACAAATTGAATTGGCAAAATTTGATTGTATGAGGGGTGTTTTAGAATTAAACCAAGATATTTTCCAACGTCTTAGTGAAATTGCTTATTTAGTTCCAAATGATTCTACCCATTCATCCCATTGTGGTATTCCAGTTACTGTGCGAAAAACATATGATGGCTCTACTACAACATCTTCTTATTTATTAGTTGCAAAAACTACTGATGGAAAAGCAATTCTCGTGAATACTAGTAATTTACACAATTACACGGAGCGTCAATGCACTGGATTTGTTTGCTTTACTAGTACTCTTCCAGTTTGTGAGGAAAAAATAGATGTAAAAGTTTTAGATACTTTAGATTCCGCAGCTGTTGCCAAAATTCTTCAAGATTGTGCAAATACAACTTGCCATGGAACTTTAACTTTAGAAGAGTATAATTTATTATTGGCTTTCTTATATACTTATGGAGTTC